TGGCCCGTGCCAACGGTATAGACGTCGAAGCCTGGGAAGAGCAAGCCTTCTTAAACGAAATGCGCTACCTGCGTATGCGTGACTGGCTGCTTGAGCGCTTTTACCCAGCTCCTCCTCGCCAAGAGGAACAGCGTCGGGAACGGGTCATAGATGGCCGATTAGTTGAGTTCTACGAAGTAAGCTCGCTTAATCCAAAAGCTATTTCAGCCGAAAACCTAGCAAGGTACTAGATGGCCTACGAGCCGTTTGCCATCCAGGCAGCAGCGCATAGAGCGATACTCGTTGACGGGTACCGCCGGGCCATGCTGTTCTGGTCACGACGAACGGGGAAGACCTTGTGGTCTGTCCAGCAGATTATGTTCTCTGCGATGTTAAACCAGGGACCGCACCACATCGTCTTCAAGGAGTACCAGCAAGCCGAAACGGTGGCCTGGAACCAGTACATCCACCTCATACCGAAGGAACTGATAGCCGATAAGAACAAGTCGACCCTAACCATCACCTTCAATTACTTCGATGGCACGGTGAAACTACCTGGTCTAGGCGAAATCCAGCTCCAACCGGACTACGACAAGCCCCCGGCTTCGGTTCGCTTGTTGGGTTCCGATAAAGCTGACCAGCACCGTGGTGGTGAGTCCTACGGCATGATATTCGACGAATACCAGGACCAAGACCAGGAAGCCTGGGACTTCGTTTATAAGGCGTTCTTTGCGACTACCAATGGTTGGGCAGCCTTCATGGGTACCGCTAAGCCAGAGGATTGGTGGAACGAAATGCTTGAACGGGCCGAGTTGTCCTACTTACAGTCCAAAAAGAAGCTCGAAGACGGTGGCAAAATAGAATTAGGGGATTGGTTCTATTCCAAAGCCACCTGGCGTAATAACCCGAAAATCGACCCTAAATGGGTAGAAGTAGAGCGAAATGAGGCCGAAAAAGAGGGTAAATTGGGCCCCTTCCTCCAGGAAATGGAGCTCATTCCGTTCACCGTACAGGGGGCTGTATACCCGATGTACGCTAAGAAAACGCACCACATAGATGCGGAGGAGATACCAAATGAGGGAACTGACTATATCGCACTGGACTTCGGTTTTGCCGAAGGACACCCAATGGCAGCATGTTTTGTCCGGATTACACGCGACGACGTCTGGTACCAGTGGGACGAAATTCACGGTACAGGCATCCACATCGACGACCTTATTGCCGAAATCAGGACTAAAATGGGCGATAGGAGGCTCGCCGGTATCATCGCTGACTCCGCCCGACCCGACCTGGTGGAGTACCTTCAAAGCAAGGGGCTTCCAGTCATCCCTGCACCAAAGCACCAAAACTCTGTCTCGGCAGGCATTCAACTATTCTCTAAGCGTCTTAGGCCGAAAATCCAGCTGGTCGGTACGCCGAAACCTAATTATTATATTGACACTGTTGCTTGTCCTAAAACGCACTATGACTTCACGCACTACCGGTACAAAGAGGTAAAACAGAACCGCCACCCACAGGAGAACCCGGAGAAGCGATTTGACGACTCACTGGACGCATTGCGCTACCTTGAATTATTCTTTAAGTATGGACAACAAAAAGATGATAAAATGCCTACAGCAAGTCTAACAAAAGAATTCAACTCATACGGGCTACTATAAAACAAAAAAGGAATGATGATGGCTACCCCCCAAGACACCGAGAAAAAGGCATATACGCCACAGGACTTTGAATTTAAGTACAAGAAGGATTACCAGAACGACTGGCAAATCCACGAGTCATACATACAGGACTTCGACTCCTACGAAGCCATGTTGGTCGGTGAGGTCTACGACTCAACCTCTAAGACTTCTGACCGTTCGAAGATTACTGACTCCTACGCTACGACACTAGCCCGTGAACGTGCCGACCGGGTCATGGCCAAGCTCCCTGACGGGGCTACCGAAGCTGTTGGTAAGGCCGACGTCGGTAAGGCTGCCTTCTTAGACATCCTACGCCAGAAGTGGATTTACCCGAACGCTAATGCCCAACACCCATTCCAAGAGAAGCTCAACATGTGGCAGTTCTACAGCTCTGTTTACGGCTACATGCCGATGTTCTACGACTGGAACGTCTCACCTACTGGTTACTCTGGCCCTGACTGTTGGTTGTGGAGCCCTCGCAACCTAGTCCCCCAGGCTGGTAAGGTCTCTATCTCTGATATGGACTACGTTACTGCCCTTACTTGGGTGAGTAAGTCCAAGCTTGAGGAAATCCTTGAGGATTTGGACTCTGGGGATGACGATGACAAGACTGAAAGTGGTGGTTGGAACCGTGACGCCCTCCTGACCTTAATCGCCGTTGCCGACAAACTGGCCGACGCTGACGCTAATAAGGACTCCAAGGTTCAGCGTAACCGCACCCCAAGTGGTACCCGCCTCGGTGTTTGTTTAGCCACCCGCTACGAAGCCGGTGAAGATGGTGAGTGGTGCACCTTTGCCCCAGACCACGGCTACATTGAGGTCCGACGCTTAAAGAACCCGCACCAGAACGGCCGAATTCCGTTTGTTATCAAGTACAGCCAACCGCTGTTCGACAGTTTCTACGGCATTGGTGACTTCCAGCGGGCCAAACCACTGCAGTTCGCTCGTGACGGTCTGACTAACTTCTACTTCCGTGGCATTAAGATGAACCTCATCCCACCGATTGTGGCTAATGCCAACGGTGTCGTGAAGCACACCCTGGACTACCGTGAAGGCGCTGTCATGTTGGAGACCATACCCCAGAGCATTCGTCGTCTGGAGACCTCTAACGCCGGGCTATCCACCTACCAAGCAGCTCAATCTGCCCTAACCGGCTCACTATTAAGCCTCTTCGGCTCCCAGAACGCCTCTATGCCTGGTGCAGATACTCTTAACCCGTCCCAAGGCAAGACTCCGCAAGCCATTAACCTCTACTCTGACAAGGAAGCGACCCGTGATGGCGCTGACCGCAGGCACCTAGAGACCGCTATTGAGCAGCTAACCGACGGCTTTAACAGCCTTGTCGCTAATATCGGCTCTGATGAAATCCCTGTTAACCTCTTTGAAGAGGATATTCGGGACATCATCAAGTCTGGCTACGCTGACGTCCAGGAATTGTTTGAAAATATAGATGTTAACAAGTCTAAGACGGCTGCTACCCTGCGTATCGACCCAGCTAAGCTGAAGGGCATCGAAACTCGCTTCAACATTAACCCGAATTCGACTGCTCAAGCTAACACCCAGGCCCAAATCGCTGCCATAAAGGACCTGATGGACACCATCGGGCGCTACCAGAACGTTATCCAGGACGACCCGACGGTAACAGTCAACTGGGGTAAGATAATGACCACTTACGAGGAATTATCGGGCATTAAGGGTGCTAGCGAGTTCATAATCGTCGACCCGAACGCCACGAAACAGCCAGAACCCCAGGCTCCAAGCCCAACCGCAGTCACGATGCCGAACGGGCAGATACGTGAAACCGCTGATTTGGCCTCGTTGTACGCCTCTGCAGCTAAAGTTGGCGATAGCGACCTCATGAACCAGATTAAGCAAGCCCTTGGCTTCCAGGCATCGCCAGCAGAGCTTAATCAGGTTTCTTCAGGCCACGTCTTCAACGACCCCCACATCGCTGGTGCAGCTGAAGCGCTGCTCCAAGCCTCGGCACCACTGCCTCCAGTTGAACAAGCGCAGGAGAGTGCTACAATAAAAGCTACAAAGTAAAAGGAGCTATAAGCTATGAGCGGACCCCAGAACGCTGTAGTCGGTGACGACGCATTCGGCACTGACCTACCACAAACACAAGTTGACGACAGCCAGGAAATTGCAGACCTGCAACGCCAGGCCAAGTTCTTAAAGACGGCTGACTACAAGGAACTGAAGAATTACCTAGAGTCTCGTATAAATTTCTATCAGACGTATTTACCTAACGGTGACCCAGTCATCACAAAGGCAGCCAGCGAACTCGGCCCTAACTGGCTCGCTGCCAACGTTGTCGTCGGCGAGTTCCGGGCTCTCCTAAATGCCTACGAGCAGTCTGCCGTGCAGCTGAAAGAGATAAATGCAGCACGACGAGCAACTTCTTAAGCTCTACCAAAAATGGGGAGTGAAGCCCCCAGCTCACTTCCCCCATGGCACAGAAGAAGAAATCAGAGCAAATCTTAAGCCCCTCAAAGCTCACAAGTGGTATATGGAGGGCAATGTTTTGGTGGCGGAGACCGACCAAGGCATTCTTAAACAGAGCATTCCTACGAATTATATCTGTAAAGGAATAGATGAACAGGGCTTGCCTATACTAGAAAAGCTGTTATGATTGAATTAAGCACCGCCGACCAGGCGCTTAAACAAATATGAGGTCAGAAACAAAGTAATGAGCCCAGCCGACCGAGGGGCCAAACAAATGCGAGGTCTGGAAATAAAAGGAGAAACACCATGGCAGACGCCAAAAAAGACCCAAGCGAACTTACTAACGAGGAGCTTGAGGAAGCTATAAAAGGTAACCTGCCCGGTGCAGATGAGGCCGACGAGGACCTCGAGCAAGAGGAAGAAGACCAGGAGCAAGAAGACCTGGACCAGGAAGAGGAAGACGACTCATCCGAAGACGACGACTCCCAAGAGGAGGAAGACGACGAGGAAGAGGACAAGCCCGAACCCAAGGTCTCACGTCGTGAAGCCCTAAGAGTCAAACAACTGCTTGCCAAATACGGCACTCCCGAAGAGAAGAAGACAGCAGCCCGAGAAATCGACGGCTTACTGGACTACTCTAAGGAGCTCAACGCCGACCCGGAAGTCATCAAGAAACTTGAAGAGGACCGTAAGAAAGCGATTGAGCAAGCCAGCCGTGTGAACAACTCTGTCATGGACAGCGTTCTGTTCCACACCAGGTTGGAGATTGACGCACCTCGTGTTGAGGCCAAGTACCCCTTCTTGGATAAGCACAGTAAAGACTTTGACGCTGACTATGCTGAAGCCATGAACCTTAAGTACCTACACTTCGTGGGCTACGACCCGAAGACTGATACAGTCCAACGGCCAGACGTCCGCTATGCCGATTTCGTCGAAGCAGAAGTAGAGTTCGCTAACCGTATGGCGCGAATGACCACCGACCGCACTCGCACGAACGCTATCAGGACCGCAGCCAAGACCGGCTTGCGACCCGACGGTAGCACGGTGAAGAAGAAGTTAAACCTCAACAAGGCTCCAGAAGAGATGACCGATGAAGAACTCAAGGCATATCTCGACCGAGCCATCCCAAAGCTTTAGTTTCACCAATTTAAAAATAAACAGAGGAGATAGCTAAAATGGCTAACCCAACTACTGGCTCGAACGTGACCCGAGCCATTGCACAGAACTCACAGTATGTGCAAGAACTTTGGACACGTGAAGTTCAGCAACCATTCGATAAGCTACTTGTAGCTGCAAAACTGGTCAACGACCGTTCTGCTCTAGCTGCTGGTGGTGGGGACGTCGTTAATGTCCCGTTTGTCGCTGGTGTTAACGCTCGTGCGAAGGCAGCTTCCACAGCGGTAACCTACGACTCACCTGAAGGTGCGCCGGTGACCTTGAACATCGACAAGCACTACTACGTCGCTGTCTTAATCGAAGACATCGCTAAAATCCAGAGCCAATACGAGCTTCGTGGTCCATTCCAAGAAAGAATGGCTGAAGGTCTTGCTCGCCAGGTCGACACCGACCTTATGAGCCTGTCCATCAACACGACTCCTGGTACGTCGGTTTCTGGTGGTGCCAACATCACCGATGCTGGTATCTTGAGTGTAGTAACTGCCTTTGACGCAGCCAACACCCCGGCTGACATGCGTTACGGTGTAATCGGTCACAACACGAAGGCTGACCTGCTTGGTATCAACAAGTACGTTGCCTACGACCAGACCGGTAAGACTGGTAAAGCTGTCGACGGTAGCGTTGACTTCACTGGTAGCATCTACGGTATGGAGCTTTACCACAGCGGTAACGTTCAGACTTCTACAACCGGTCGTAACATCTTCTTCCACAAGAAGGCCCTTACGCTCTTGCAGCAAAAGGCTCCAACCTTCGAAATGGAATACAGTGTTGACCAAATCGGTACCAAGACTGTGTTGCACACTGTCTACGGTGTCGGTGTAGAACGGGCTGCAAGCTTCGTCGAGTTAACTCGCACCACTGCTCCTTAGTCAGTTACTAGGACCCTTGGGGGGTGGGTAACCCCCCATACCTTTAACAAATTAAGGAGAGTAACATGCCAAGCCGAAATGATTTGGTGCTCCGGGCTTGTGCGGTCAACGTTGACTACACCCTGGCTAAGTACCAAAACGACAGCGTTCTTGAACAAGCTGTTCTCAACGCGGAGAAGAACTTGGGCGCAAGCTCGACAGCTACCACCCTAGCTGTTCCTGCAGTCGTCAAGTCTCGCGTAGCAGGAGATAAGAATGTTTAGGAAAAAGAAAGCTGCCCCGGTCGTCGAGCCTGCTGCAGATGAAGTGGTTGTGACTGTCAACTTAGACGTTGACCCTAACGACCCCCGTACCCGTGATTACGGTGACGGCAATCTGCCTTCCTTGAACGACGAGGACCAGCAGTAGTATACTGATACTACTTACTGGGTGCCGTAAAAGCCCCTCTTTACGAGGGGTTTTTTATGTGTATACTTATTGTTGATGAAGCGGACACATCTCTTACTTGATAATGACCCACTTGAAAAAATCGTCTCCGGTGCTGAAAAGCTTTATAAAGCAGTCAGCGTTACACTTGGTCCCCGGGGGCGTAATGTTATATTCCGCAAGGCCGGATACCAGGCTGCTGTTACACATGATGGGGTCACGGTGGCAAAAGCTGTCACCCTCGACGACCCGGCCGAAGACGTAGCTGCTGACCTTATGAAAGAGGCTGCTTCCAAGATGGAGGCAACCACCGGTGATGGTACCACGACGGTCACCATCCTAACCTACTACATGCTTAAGGCTGCTGCTGACCGCGTCAAGGATGGCGAGAATGCCATGGCTATTAAGCAAGAGCTGGATGAGATAGGCGATAAAGCTGTAAGGCTCATCAAGCAGCAGGTCAACAAGGACGTTGGCGAGAAAGAGCTTATCCAGGTCGCTGCTGTGGCTTCAGCTGACGCTGAAATCGGCTTCGACGTTGGTAAGGCTATCTTCCAGGCAGGCCAGGACACCCCTGTTATCCTTAATTTCAGCGACTCAACCGACACCTACACCGAACTGATTAACGGTGTGCGTATCCCTAACGGTACCGCCAGCCCCTACCTCATTGACCAGGGTACTACCAAGAACGAGGTAGAGTTCCCGTATATCGTTGTGGTAGACGCTATTCTGCGGGATAAAGAGGATGTTTTCCCTATACTTAAAGCTATTGCTACCTTACCGCCAGAGGAAAAGAAGTTCTTATTAGTAGCCCAAGACATCTCCGGTGACGCCCTATCTCTCCTAGTTATCAACAAACTCAAGGGCTTCGCTAATATTTCAGTCGTCAGAGTGCCACAAAGCATTAACGCCCCAAGCCAATACCTTGAGGACTTGGCTATCTCTACCGGTGCCAAGGTGCTATCACGGAATACGGGCTTGTCTATCGACGACGCTGCTATAGAGCACTTTGGAAGGGCTGAAAAGGTCACTGTCGACTTCACTGAAACCCTCATTATTGACGGTAAAGCAATTGAGGAAGACCTTGAAGCCTACCGTTCAGGCCTGCAAGACACTGCCAAGAATGGCAAGACTGCTGCAGAACGTAACTTTGCCAGGGACCGCCTCACCACGCTTAGCCAAAAGGTGTTATCTATACACGTTGGAGGCCAGAGCCAGACGGAAGCGGAGGAACGCCACTATCGTTACGAAGACGCTATTGGCGCTGCTCGTTCAGCCCTCCGTCACGGGGTAGTCCCTGGCGGTGGCGGGCTACTGTTCCTGGTAGGCCAAGAGCTCAAATTCGGCCCCTTACAGACGCCTTTCCTGACTGTCCTAGAGAATGCCGGGATTGACGCTACCAAGTACTCTGGTGACCTTGAGTACGGGTTAGGTGTTGATGTGACCCGCCCAGATAAGGGCTTAGTCAATATGATTGAAGCTGGTATCTTAGACCCCGCCGAGAGCGAGATAGAGGCCGTCAAGACGGCTGTCGCTATCGCTGGCTTATTACTAACATCAGGTGCCATGATAGTAGAAGAGGTAATAGAGAATGATAAAGCCCAGCCGGAATATAGTCTTAGTCAAAGTTGATAGCCCCGAACAGCAGGACGCTTCGGGTATCTACATCCAAGAGGAGTGGAAAACTCTGCCACCAACTGGCGTTGTCACGGGGGCCGGTCCCGATGTCAGCACCTGTAAGGTTGGTGACAGGGTCTTCTTCGAGCGCTTCTCTGCTGTCCCTACTCCATTCGGTGAGGATATACGGGCCTGCCGAGAAGACGCTATACTGGCGGTATACGATGAGAAGGGGTGATTTAACCGAGAAGGAAATGCAGGTGCTCCGTGAAATGGAGCAGACCAAGGACCAGCGTGACCGTCTCAACGGCAACATTAAGGATTATTCCCTGCGCCACCGTGTCGAAGTCCGCTGGGACCTCAACGATGAGGCGAAGCGTGAGCGGATGTTCAGATTGCTTATAGATGATTATGAGGTTATACTTGACGCAGAAGAAATGATGCGCTATTTACGCTGGGTCTGATACAATAAAAACAAATAGGATAAACAAAAAATGGCCAAAAAAGTAAAACTCGAATACTACCGGAACACCACTTTTAACCTAACCCACGTTTACCAGAAGAACGGCGTGCCCAGCACTGACGGGCAGACGCTCTTTTTCACTGTTAAACCAACTCAATACGACACCTCTACCGGTGACACGACTGCCCTGATTAGCAAGACTATCTCCATGTCTGGGGCTAACACCACCATTACGATTAACCCTACCGACCTGGCTGACACCGTTGCTCCTGGCACTTACTACTTCGATATTAAGGTTAAGGAGTCCAACGGCCCACCTCCGGTTATTTACCAGTGCGCAGCTGGTGAGTTCATCTTATTAGCTGAACCAACGAACAGGGAGTCGTAATGTCAGAGACTCTTACTAGCAACATCACAAGCGGTGGAACCGTTATCTCTACCCTTACAAAGAACGTTACGGTCACTAGCGACATCCAAGCTGGAGCTGTTGGCCCTCAAGGCCCTACGGGAGCTACAGGTCCTGCTGGTCCTACAGGCCCTGCGGGACCAACCGGAGCCACTGGAGCTACCGGACCGACAGGTTCGACTGGAGCCACAGGCCCGACTGGCCCTGCCGGAGCTAACGGTTCTGTTTGGTATAACGGTAGCGGTGCTCCCTCTGCCGGTACCGGTGTTAACGGCGACTACTATCTAAATACTGCCAACGGTGATGTCTACCAGAAGACTAGTGGAAGCTGGTCAGTTGTTGAGAACATCATGGGACCTTCTGGTACCAATGGTTCGAACGGTACAAATGGGAGCGTTTGGTACACCGGGACCGCTGCTCCAACGACACTTCATAACAACGGCGATTTTTACCTCCGAACCTCTACTGGTGATGTTTATCAGCAAACAGCTGGCTCGTGGGGCAGTCCTATAGAGAACCTGATGGGGCCCGCTGGCCCTGGTTCGGGGGACATGCTGAAGTCTACCTACGACCCGGCCAACAAGGCTACCCAGCTCTTAGCTGATGCTGCTGGTAACGGTATGCTGTCTCGAACAGCTGCTGGTACCACCACTGCTCGTACAGTCACAGCCGGTTCCTCAAAGGTATCGGTTACCAACGGTGACGGAGTGTCCGGTAACCCAACCGTAGACGTGGTCCCCGCTAACTTTACCGGTATCCCAGAGAGTGCGGTTACTAACCTAACTACTGACTTGGCTGCCAAGGCCACCGATACAGCAGTAGTGCACATAGCTGGAACCGAGACCGTAACTGGCGCAAAGACTTTCTCTGCCAAGATTACTGACGCCAACGCTAAGGCCCTGGAAGCTCTGCCAACGCTAACAGTGGACGCTGCTGGCTTTGGTGACTACACCACCATTCAGGCAGCCTTAAGCGCCCTACCTGCAGGCGGTGGTAAGGTCTATGTGAAGGACGGGACCTACACTGTATCGGCTCCCATTACTATCACTAAATCAAATGTCGTCCTAGAAGGTAGTGGTTACGGGGCTGTCGTTGCTCTCGCTAACGCCACCAACACCGATGTTATCCAGGTCGGTGACGGCACTAACGCATACACCAACATCCGTATTACTAACCTTGCTATTGACGGCAATATGGCTAACCAGACTACCGCCGGTCACGGGATTAGTGTTCTAGCTAACACTTCCTACACCAAAATTGAGCATTGCTACGTTAAGAACACCTATAAAGCTAACGTGAATGTCAATGCAGCCACTGCTACGAATGTTGATATTTTGTACAACCGTCTCGACACCACCAGCAGTTCTTCCACCTGGGCTAACGTCGAAGGGGGCGGTAACTATTTGCGGGTTATCGGTAACTGGTGTAGTACTGGTTCTTACGACGGTATCGACACCTATAACGGGACCAACCACACGGTATGCAATAATGTTGTGTTGAACGCCAACCGCAACGGGATTGAGGTAAGCGCTAACGCCTCGATAGTCAGCGGTAACATGGTGGTTACGGTGACTGATACCAGCGGTACCAATGGTAACGGGATTGTTACCTATAACGGTTGGAACACAGTCTCTAACAATACGACTATTAGCGTACCTAAAATCGGTCTCTATGTTCAAGGCTCCTACTCGGCTGTTACCGGTAACACTATTCAGGTTACTGGTGCTGCTACTTCCACCGCCATAACCACATTTGGTGCTACACAAACTATCGGTAACTCCATCTATAACAGTATTGCCAGCGGGGTAACACTTGTCACGCTGGGCGGTGATGATAGCTTTATCGGCAACTACTTCAGAGGCTCGGTTAGCTATGCTGCAG